TAGAGATGGGCCCTGCAGAAGAAGAGCCGGAGTCTATTTATTCACCCGGATCCGAAGGGCGCCCAACCGTTGGGTTTAGAGAAATTAAGCAACTTATTCGAAAAGTATTAGAAGAAGGTCATTACCACGATATGGGCGACGAAGACGAAATGTATGACGCACTAGATCCTCACGGCTTTAACAAGATGTCTGATGCGCAGATAGTAGACCAAGCTTGGAAAGATGGGATTGAAGAAGTTTTAATACTAGATGGCGAGGGAGATCTCGCTAATCGTGAAGAAGTATTGGCGGCTATGAAAGATGTATGAGTTTCAAGTTAGACAAGAAACAACAAGTTAAAGAAATGCTGCGGTGCGGTAAAGACCCGGTTTATTTCCTTAAAACCTACGCCCGTATATCTCACCCGATGCACGGGTTAATTCTTTTTGACACATACGATTTTCAAGATACACTTTTAAAAGACTTTAATGACTACCGCTTTAACGTTATTCTAAAAGCGCGCCAGCTAGGAATCTCTACGATTACAGCCGGCTACATTGTTTGGCTGATGCTCTTTCACCGTGACAAAGCAATCCTTGTCATGGCAACTAAGTTTGCCACTGCTGGTAACTTGGTTAAGAAAGTCAAGAACATCATGCGGAATATCCCCGACTGGTTAAAGATTGCCACCATTACAGTAGATAACCGAACTTCTTTCGAGTTGTCGAATGGTTCGTCGATTAAAGCAGCTTCTACCTCTGGGGACGCCGGCCGCTCTGAAGCACTGTCTCTCTTAGTTCTCGATGAGGCAGCCCATATTGAGGGACTAGAAGAACTGTGGACTGGCTTGTATCCCACACTATCAACCGGTGGTCGATGCATCGCGCTGTCTACTCCGAACGGTGTTGGTAATTGGTTTCATAAAACCTGTACTGACGCTGACGCTGACGCAAATAACTTCAACCTGACAACTTTGCCATGGGATGTGCACCCCGATAGAGATGCAGAGTGGTATAAGAAAGAAACTAGAAATATGTCCAAGCGACAAATCGCTCAAGAGCTAGAATGTAACTTCAATACCTCTGGCGAGACTGTTATTGATCCGGAATGCATGGAATATTTACACGCTACAATGAGGGAGCCCAAACATAGGACTGGCTTTGATAGAAACTTTTGGATATGGGAAGACTTTGATCCCACGTGCAACTATCTAATGGTCGCCGATGTCGCCCGCGGCGACGGCGCTGACTATTCCACCTTCCAAATTATCAAGCTAGAGACTCTTGAGGTAGTTGGAGAATATCAAGGAAAACCTTCTTTAGATATGTATGCTGGGATGCTAAACCAAATCGGCCGAGAGTTTGGGAGTGCCATGTTGGTAGTAGAAAACAATAATATTGGATACTCTGTGTTAACTAAACTTATGGAATATGAATATCCAAATGTATATCATTCAATTAAGTCGACACACGAATATATTGAACAGCACCAAGCCGAAGTAACTAACTCCGCTGTGCCCGGATTTACCACTTCGATGAAAACAAGACCACTTATCATTGCGAAATTAGAAGAGTTTATCAGAAATAAACTAATTACCATATATTCATCTCGCACAATTAATGAAATGAAAACGTTTATTTGGAGGAATGGTAGACCCCAGGCAATGAAAGGATACCATGATGACCTGATCATGGCATTGGCAATCGCCTGTTGGGTTAGAGACACAGCAATTCAATCAAGTGCAAGAGATTTAAACTATCAAAAAGCATTTGTAAATGCCATAGTAACCAGCAAAACTACAATGAATACACAAATAAATGGACAACAAGGATACAAGAAAGACAATATCTTTGATAAAATGAATGAAGCAGATAAAATATATAAACAATACCAATGGATTATAAAGTGAGAAAATAAATGGCTAGCAAACCTACACACAACCCCAAGAATCAACAATCGGACTTATTCAAATCTTTAACTAGATTGTTCTCGGGCCCTATAATTAATTATAGGTCACAGTCCGGCCGCCGCATTAGGCGCCAGCACCTGGATAAGTTCTCTAGCAGATTTAAATCAGCCTCTGGCCAACAGTTTAAGAAATCTCTATACAATCCGTTAGATCAAATTTCAACGAATGCTATTCAGAATCAACAACGCGCCGAGCGTTATATTGACTTCGACCAGATGGAGTACATGCCAGAGATTGCATCGTCTCTTGATATTTATGCTGATGAGATGACCACTTATTCTGACCTGCGCCCAATGTTAAACATCAAATGCGCCAACGAAGAGATAAAAGCAGTGTTGGGAATTCTTTATGAGAACATTTTGAACGTCCAATACAACCTTTTTGGTTGGTCACGTACAATGTGCAAGTACGGAGACTTTTTCCTGTACCTAGACATCGACGACAAATACGGTGTTCAATCTGTTATCGCGCTACCGTCACCAGAAATCGAAAGACTTGAGGGCCAGGACACTACCAACCCTAACTATCTTCAATATCAATGGAACTCTGCGGGAGTCACTTTCGAGAACTGGCAGATTGCACACTTTCGCGTGCTTGGCAACGATAAGTATGCCCCATACGGAACATCTATTTTAGAGCCCGCCCGACGCATCTGGCGCCAGCTAACGTTGATGGAGGATGCCATGATGGCTTATCGCGTCGTACGCTCCTCAGAACGTCGTGTGTTCAAAATTGATGTTGGTGCTGTGCCTCCACAAGATGTAGAGCAATACATGCAGAAGATCGTTACTCAGTTAAAAAGAAATTCAGTAGTTGATGCCAGTACGGGTCGAGTTGATTTAAGGTATAATCCAATGTCAATCGAGGAAGATTACTTTATCCCTACACGCGCTGGCTCAGCAACAGATATTCAAACACTGGCTGGTGCCTCTAACATTACGGCTATCGACGACGTTAAATATCTTCGAGATAAGTTATTTTCTGCCCTTAAGGTGCCCCAATCCTATCTTACAATGGGAGAAGGCGCCACCGAAGATAAGACCACGCTAGCACAAAAGGATATCCGCTTTTCAAGAACTATCCAAAGGCTGCAAAGGGTTGTAATATCAGAGCTAGAAAAGATTGGCATTATCCATCTTTATACTTTGGGTTTCCGCGGAGACGACTTATTAGCGTTTAAATTGTCCCTTAATAATCCTTCAAAGATCGCAGAACTTCAGGAAATTGAGCACTGGAAGTCTAAGTTTGATATTGCAGCCTCAGCTACCGAGGGATACTTCTCGCGCCGCTGGGTTGCTGACAATATTTTCGGCCTGTCTCACGAAGAGTTTACTCGCAACCAACGAGAGATGTACTATGATAGAAAACACGACGCAGCGCTCCAGCAAGTGGCAGAAGCTGCTGCAGCCGGCGCCGAGGGCGGCGGCCTGGGTGGAGACTTGAGCGGCGGCCTCGACGGCGCCGACTCGCCTGAGTTAGACCTAGGAGCAGAAGAAATACCTGCAGCAGATGTTGGCGGCTTAGATGCGGCCGGTCCCGACGATGCTCCCGCGACCGACGACTCTCCGCTTCTGGCCGTTCCGCCAGGCAGCCGACCCTCAAAAAGGTTGACCCCGGGCGAAAAAATGAAACCTAGGATAACACCAGGAGCAAAGGGCAAAGTATACACCCCCACCAAGACTGACTCTCGACCGCAAGGCGCACGTACTCGCAATTTAAAGAGTATGGGCGGCGCCGAGATTACCCCACGAACCACGTTACCGGGCCGCGATGCCCTGAGTGCCCTAGGTAGAGGTGTTGTAGAAACATCCCAGGGAACAGGCTTTTATGAAGAACAGGAACCTACTTATTCTTTGAAAGACCGGAACCAAGAAAAACAAATTCTTGAAATAAACCAGTCGGTTCGCCAACTTGTTGAAATTCTAGACAAAAAAGATAAATCATTAACGGAGCAAAAAAATGAAGATTAAACACAACAAAAAGAGAAACACAGCCTTTGTTTTCGAAACCTTAATGAGAGAAGCAACCGCTGCTATCTTAAAGGGAGACGAGCAGAGAAAGGATGCAGTAATTAAAATCGTAAGAACACACTTCAAGTCGGGAACCGAGTTGAGCAGACACCTGGAGTGCTATAAGGCCTTGTATGAAAATCAAGATATTTCACTAAAGTTCAGCGAGAGGATTCTGGAAGAAGCAAAACAAGCCTCAAGGTTGATAGATCCACACGGACTCTTTAAGCAGCAAACAGAACTCATCAATGACATCAACAAAGAACTAGAGCCTACAGTATTCAACAACTTTGTGCCAAATTACAAAACGCTAGCCACGATTGATCAGATTTTCTCTACAAAGCTAGCGCCAAAGAGCAGGGTGATGCTGGAGAACTCAATCGTAGAGAATATGAGCAAGGCCACAGATGCAGCGCCACCGCAAACATTCATGGACAATCTGGTCCTTAGTGCCTTCACGGAAAAGTTTAATGAAAAATACTCGAATGCTCTCTCTGAGGAACAAAAACAATTGCTTTCCCATTACATCACTTCGTTTGCAGATAACGCAGTAGAACTGAAGACTTACTTGAATGAAGAGATTGCCCGATTGAGAGCCGT